GCATCAATAGCGGGTTGAACAAGGGAGAGCTTGCTGTTAATCAGCAGGGCTTGCTTGGCTTGTCGGCGGGTGACGGACTGAGGCACTGACACAGCGACAAAGGCCGAGCCATTCCACAGCTTGCCCATCAGGCCCGAGTCCATCTCAGCTTGCGAGACTTCGCGGATGGTGTGTCCTGCTACGGGTGCGAGGCTGTTGCCTGATGGGCTTGCCAGTGCGTTGACGACGATGTTGGAGGCGTTCAGTAATACGGTGTTGAGCATGGCGTTTCCTTAGTAATATTCGACAACTTGGTACGTGCAAGCGCCGTTGGCTGTGATGGTGGTGGAGTTGGTGAGAACGCAGCCGTATTGGCCAGCGAATAGGCCGGAGGTTGTGCCGCCCGAGAGGGTGCCAGTGATGGTGTTACCGCCACCAGACAAAGCTGCCGAACTTGCGCCGAGCGTGCCACCCGTAACGTTTCCATTGAAGCTGGCGCTTGCCGCCACAGTCCCCGCAGAGCCCGTGCCCAATGACATCACCACCGTCTTGGTAATGTCCACCGCAGTGATGGTGATAGCGCCTGCGCTTGCAGCCGTACCGCGCTGGATGGACTTGATGCCACCGCCGACTAATGAAGAAAGACTAGGCATTACATGACCTCCCAAGAAGAATCGACAAAGCGCAAGGCAACAGTGCCGCGCACTCTGCCGTCAAGCGTAAGATTTGAAGGATCGCCGCCGATGGTTTGACCATTGCGTGCTACCACGTTATCGGCGCGGTTGTTTTTCCAAGTCACCCGGACTGTGTCTCCGGATGCAGGGCCAGCGGGGAGCGTCAACGTGGTCGCGGCCGCGTTTGTCAGGATGTAGTGGCCCCCGTTTACGGCAAGCTGCGATGTGCCGCTTACCACTTGAACAGTAAGAGCAGAAGTGAACAGACCGCTGATGGCATTCAGCAGAGCCGTCATGTTCGCGGCTTTGCTGCTTGGTACTCCTGCCGCAGGTGTAGGAACGTCAACCGAAGACGCTCCAGTGAAGTCGTGTGTGCCGGTGTAAGAGTCGCCTCCCTTGAGAGAGCGCAGTGCAATCGCGGCGTCTCGCGTTGCAAGCTTCGCAGCGACGTCAACGTCAACACTGTCAAAGCCTTGCTCAATCAGCAGGAACTGGTCTTCAATTCCTTGGCTGGTGATCTTGCTCCCGGGCGAGACGTCAAACGTCTTCGTGTAATGGATGTTGCTCATCGTTCAATCCTTCGTGGGGTGTACAGAGTTGTCACCGCCTGCATGACGTGTGGCATCTCGTTCGCGCTGACAGAGGCAAACGTCAGGCTCAGGTCTGTGCCGACTCCGTCCAGTCGAATGCTCACCGGCGTTTGCTCTGGTGCGTCGTAATAGACTTGATCCCACCCGCTGATGTCGTATCGACCGCCGCCTCCAGTCAGAGAGGCAGTGATCAATGAGGTCATGCCAATGTCCACAGCAGCAAGCGAGTACTCTCCCTGCACTGAGAAGGACACAGCACCCTGCGCCTTGGTCTCGATCTGCGCCTTGCGGAATCGCTTCTTGACGGCTGGTGATCCGGTGTGGTTGAAGGCCAGCTTCATCCATGCCTCGACAGCTGCACCATCGAAACTTCGGCCGACGTCAGCCTCGTAGACATACCCGTCGTCAGAACCAAAGAAGCTCCGGTTGACCGAGTTGATGCTGGCCTCTGTAGCGCAGCGCACAATCTTTGTGCCGTAGCTGATAGGCATGAAGCGCAGGACGTTGCCGACCGGCGTAATGCTCATGCCATCACCGCCGGCAAAGAACAGGCGCATACGATTCAATGTGCGGTTGACCACAGACGCAGTGACGATCTTGTTCTTCAGGTACGTGCGAATGTTCTCGCTCGCTGGAGACTGTGTGAAGTTGCCGAAGTCCTGAGACTGCGTGATCGGCGTGATGCCCAGCGTGCTGAAGGTGATCGGGTTGCCAATGTTCTGCATTGACCAGCGCTGTGCACCGATGGTGGTCGAATACGTGGTGAGCTTCCACTCAGCTGCGCTTGTGCCGTAGATCAGGCTGGTGCGGCTCTGAGAGTAGATCATCAAGGGGGACGACGCAGCATCGCCGGGTAAGTTGCTGAACCCTGTCACCTCTTGGCCAATGCCAATCTCTGCCGCTCCTGCGATCACTGTCCACAGGTACGGCTTGCCGATGCCTGAGTTTTGGACAGAGCCCTTGAACGCGAAGAACAGGTGCTTCATGTGGGCAGCGACGTGCCTCGGGGTGTCCACTACCATACCTGTTCTCAGTGGCACCAGCGTAGTACCGTCGAACTCGAACCCGAGGTTCACACCGTCAGCGCCATAGATGCGCTCTGCATCTGCAGCACCTGTGAAGTTATAGACGACGTGGTCAAGACGACCGCCGGGGGCCAGCGCAATCTGCGTGTTCGCTCCACTGCAGGTAGCCGTCACACCAGCGGTGAAAGCACCAGCTGTGAATGGGCCACCAGCCACTGTGTCGATGATGAACCGGCCGGCCACCGCCGCCCCTGTCCATGTGCCGTCGCCAGAGGTAACTATCACACGGCGCACCACGGCAGACGTGGCACCCTTGGTGATGGTCGCGCCCTCGGCTGGAGCAGAGCCAGAACCTGCGGTGAAGGAGAGCTCCTGCATGAGTGGAACGAGAGTCCACCCACCAGAGCCGCTCTTGTAGATTGCCAGCGCAGTGCCTCCGGCGTTGTCTCGGAATGCGTACAGAGTTGCACCAAGGACAGCGATGCCACGCATGGCACCGGACCCGGGGACCGCTGCAATGTCAGCGCGATAGTCTGCCGCCGCAAGGGCTGACAGCACGTTGTCATCACTGATAGTCACGTCCGCTGCGTCCACTGCGTAGACACCAGCCACCACACCACCCAATCGGATGTTCTCACCAATGGAGAAGGTGCCGGTGATCTTGGTGATCACGATCTGGTTGGTGGCGCGAATCTGGATGACCTTGGCCGTGGCACCCGACGTCTGTCCGTTGATCGAGTTGCCGACCGTGAGACCGATAAAAGTCGTTGACGCCTGCAGCACTTTATAGACTGCGTCACTAGGGCGTGGCCGGCCATCGAATCGCTCGAAGCCACCGATGCGCTCGTAACCAGTCTCAGAGCTGGACTCGTAGTTGTTTGCGCCCATCACCACCCCCGGCGTGCGGGAGCTCTGCGCTGACTCAACGTCCAGACCCCCGATCAACGGAAAGGTCTGGGTCTTGGTGACGGGCATGTCCATCAGGCAAGGCTCCTAGCAGCGTAGCCGATAGGCTCCATCTGGTTCTGGATCAGCTGCACCATACTTGGCGAGTAGTTCTTCTCCGCGCGCTGGTACACCTCACTCGCTGCGTCATACCCTGCGTACTCCATCAGAGCGCGCCAGACAATCAGCATGTGGAAGCTCGAAGGGATGATCGACACCGCATCGTTTGTGACCATGTCGGTGTGATCCTTGACATAGTCAGCACGGATGAAGTGTGCAGAGTCTGGAGTCGGCCCGATCAGAAACTCTTCAGAAGGTGACACCGACCAGTACTGAGCGCTGCCAGCGGTCTGTGCACCAACGAGGAACTGCTGACGGAAGTCGTCATACGGCATCCACGTCAGCGACCGCTCCATGCCAGCGCCATCGCTCACACGGTAGCCGCTTGGCTTGTACTTGATCGACTCTTGCTTCCAGCTTGCGAAGTCAGTCAGCCCAAAGGAGCTCGCTGGGTTCGCTTGCAGAATGGTGCTTGGAAGTGTGGCAGTGCCACGACGGAAGCGCCAGCCCGGGCGCGACAACGTGATGTCTCGCGCTGCCCAGTTAAGCCAGCTGAATATGCGAAGGTCGTCGCCGGTCGCCGTGGCAATCGACACCGGTCCACCGCCCGAGAGTCCAGACTCGCGCTTGACCGCTTGTGCCATAGATAACAAGTTCACGGGTGGTGGCTTTCAAAATTGTTAGGCGCGACGCTGCATCGGGAACCGAGGCTTGTCTGCCCAGATGTCCTTGCTGCGGTCGTCAGGAAACTGTGGATCAGGTTCCATGCGCGTGTAGTTCAAACCCTCGAGGTGGTCAGCCACTTCGACAGGTACACGGACCCACACATCACGATGCAAGATGCAGGTGTAGTTGTCGATGCCGACAAACTGCTGTGCTGCTTCTCCGTTCTCAGCCTTGAACAACTTGATCTCGCAAGTCTCTCCGCTGAATCCGTGCTGCTGCACATTGGCTGCGCTGTTAGTAGTCTTGCCGTCACCTACGGTGCCGTCGTGTTTTGGCTTAGTGGCCATGTGGGTCTCCTGAGTTGAAAAAGAGGGAGCCCGAAGACTCCCTCACAAAGCCGCTTTAAGGAGCGACGGTTGGCAACACCGACACGTCATAGAACGTAGCGGCTACGCCGGCAGCATTCCAAAGAGTCGTGCCCGGTGTGAAAGTTGCAGCACCAGTCAGGACCACCTTGAAGAAGCCGATGGGTGCGAAGCCAGCTGGCATAGTGGGCAAGCCACCAGCGCCGATGACCGTGCCGTTCGCAGTAGCGATAGGCTGGCCAACGTAGCTCCCTTGAACGCAGCAGACTGTGCCGGCAGCGTTGCGGCCCATCACGTAGTAGGCAGTGGTCAAGATCGGCTGCACGTATGCTGCCAATGCAGAGACCGGCTGACCGAACATGCTGTGCGTCACGGTGACCGCTTGCACGGTCCATGCTGCGAAGCTGTAGAAGATGCCGTCCACCAAGTAGGTGTTCGTACCTGTGGTCGTCACAGTAGCCACAGCACCAGTACCACCGAGAGTGGCCTTAGTCATGCAGCGTGTTGCGAGGTTCGCTTGGAGGTCCGCATTGGGGACAAATCGAAGATCAGACATGGAGTTTCCTTTGAAGTTGGATTGAAAAGACGCCCCAGTTAAGGGGCGTCAATCGTTAGGCAGTTACGCCGTGCTCCATGCGGCTCATCCAAGCGTCGTTCAGGATGGCAGCAGTGCTGTACATCTTGAAGCCGACACGACCGCGCTGACCCAGAGGATCAGACTCGGTAGGCTTGGGGTTCACCACGATAGGTGTCAGACCATTGCCCGAACCAGCGAGGTTCACAGTGGCGTAGGCATCGCGACCAACCACAACAGAGTTGTAGACGTCGACGTTTGTGGACGCAGCGATCAGGCCGGTTGCACCAACGACAGCACCAGCATTCAAGTCTGGGTTGTACAAGGTGGAACCGATGAAGCGCACGTTCTCAAACGAGCCGATCTCAGCGTCGCTGATTGGCTTGAAGGTGCCGTACTGCTGCACGCGAGTGAAGCCAGCTGGGAAGTTGGTGGTGGACTGGAGGTCCATTTCCACGTTCGGGTGGCAGAAGCAGATGTACGAAGGAGGGATTGGCTGAGTGCCAACGCCGTCAGTCGCGTTCAGCATGGAAGTCAGAGCGCGTGCGTCCTGATTCTTCAACTGGCGAATGGTCTTGCGAACTTGGTCTGCCTTCAAGCACAAAGCGATGGATGCCTTCGCGACGTTACCAGCGCGAGTAACCTGAGTTCCTGCCTTGATAGCGTTGTAAATGATCATCTCTTGTGTCTGACCAGCGGTCTCGCCCAGAGACATCGCGAACTCGTTCAACACTGGGTCTTCATGGGTGTCCATGATCACGTCAGTCAAACCGATCACTTGGCCGTACTGGTCAAGAGTTGCAGTGACTGGTGTGTAAGTCAGGTTGTTGATCGTGGGAGTTGTACCCTCGGTCAAAGGAGTGGTCGTAGGAGCGAGACGGCCGTAGCGCGCCCACTTAACAACCTTCGTCTTGCCCTTGGGGACCGAAGTCACCACGGCGAAACGGGCCATGTTCAACTGAGGCTGTGCGCGCTCAAGCATTTTGTCCACAGCGTAAGCTGCGGTACGAGGGGTGATGTCACCGTAAATTGTCTGTGCCATGTGAGGCTCCTAATTAAGCTGCAGCCCTGTTCGCTGTAAGTCGCTTCTGACGGAAGTACGCCAAGGCACCATCGAAGTCATCGGCCGGTGGTTGTCCACCCTGTGCACCTGAAGTGCGCGAGGAGATACCTGCTGCCCGTTGAAGTCGACCTGTGTCCGGTGCACTGCGCGCTGGAGCGGCCGGTGCGGGGGTCTGCGAATTTGTGATCTGCGCGACAGGAGGTTTCCCGCTACGCCGTAGATGCATGTCATAGGTGTCCATTACGGTCATCGCTTCCTGAGGCGTTTGCCCCTTGTCGAATGCGTACTGGACGTGACTCGGTTGACCGTTCAACCAAGACTTGAAATCATCAGACGCCACCACCTCTCGGGCGGTTGGGTACGTGGAATTGAATGTGGCTAGTGCGGCGTCGAAAGCGGCCTGTTGCTCATTCTGGAGACGGTCGGTCTGTTCACGGCGCAAGGGTTCGAGAGGCTCGACCACCTGCGCGGCTACTCGCCGTGCCACTTCCTCGGTCTTCTTGTCTGATTGCTTGAGGGCGTCGCTGACAGCTGCAACAATCCCTGCCAATTCTGGAAAGTCTTTAACCTGTTCGGCTACCGCAGCCAATCGGTCCACCGTCTCAGCGGAGTCCTGCACAGTCTGCACCGGAGCCTGCTGTACCTTCTCGAGTTGTTCGCGAAGTTGGGCAATCTCTTGTGTAGCTTGGTGGTACTTGCTGTTCAATGCGGACACACGACCGATCTCGCTACGTGCCTTGTGAAGCTCGGCTTGCACCTGCTTCAATTGCTCGCTTGGATCGACCGCTACTGGCGCTGCAGCTGGTGCAGGCTCTGGGGCTGCTTCTTCAGAAGGCGACTCAGCCTCTAATGCTTGAACTGGGGCGGCAACAATCGGCTCTTCAGCACGCTCGCTACGCATCTCAGCCAGAGCAGCAGACATCTGGTCTTCATCATCCAAAACAATTTTTTGCGACATGTGATTACGGCTTGCTCATTACTGAACAGAGGCGGTTTGCATGGGCAACAGCACCCGAAATGCAGTTTGCCCATCACACGTCTACAAAGCTAAATCGGCATA